GCGGTCTCGCAGTATCTTAATGACCTGCTTTTCGTCAAATAATGGAGTAAAAGGATATGACTTAGCCATGATGTCAGTAAGTTGCTGAAACAGCAACTTAGAATGTAAATAGGCTTCAACTTGAACGGCGCGCATCTTGCCTTCCATAACCTGTTCTATGTCTTTGCTTGAATCGTACCATTGTAATGTGTTGAGTATGGTTTCCAAGGACAAAACTCCAACGATGCGCTGCAATTGTGGATGTTCTCTCATATGTCGCTTAACAAAAGTAAGTTTGTCAAGTGGCTGATGTTCTTTCGTTATGGGTGTCTTATCTCCATTCGTGCAAGTCATACCTAATGAAACAGCTGTCTCATTAATGGTACGTAAGTTAAAGAATGATTCATAACCGCGTGGAGCTCCAAATATCTTATCGTCTCCCATAACGTAATCGACCACTTCGAAAATATCGTCAACCTGGCAATTGGGCTTATTACGGTAAAGCGTAAGCGCTGTTATAGCCTTATTAATCAAGCAATTAATAAGCAGTGTCAGCCATGTGCCAGACGGAAGACCGTGGGTCGTGGCCCACACGGCATCTCCAACCAGGACGAAAGAATATGTAGATGTTCTTGCAACATATTCCAATTCTGCTTTATTGGGTCCTGTGTATTTCTTAGCCATTTCGTCAAAGATGGTCATCATGATGTCACTCATCACCGAACCGTCCCATTGCTTAAAATCAATATCTCCTGTTACCGGGCATTGCTTCAACCTGCGGTATATTTCGCCAAAATCCATGTATGGGTTAAGCCCCACACAACAACCAAACTCGTGCATGTTAGTCCTAAAGTGAGCGATCAACTTTCCAAATATCTTTTTAGTCCACCAAATGTGTCCTAATGGCATAACCCGAAATGTTCGCGGGGTATCAGCTTTTTCTTCCTTGCGCAATTCGTCCTTAAATGTTTCTCTGCTCATAAAATGGTTGTAATCGTAATCGCCGGTTTTTGCCTCGCTGCTAATAGATTGAATCAATTCGTGCATGGGAGACAATATTTCCTTATTCTCGAAGTCGAAATACTTGTCTTTACCTTG